GAGATACCTGCCATTAAGGTCCTGGAAAGCGTCCTTATAAAGGACACCAATCGGGCGGTTAGCAGGAATTGTTATATTTGCTCCACTACCAGTGGCCGAAACAACAGTGCCATCCGGTTTGAACGTGCCGAGGGATACGTCAGCGGCTGTATGGTATACTTTACTATCATGTCCACCGTTCGCTGGTACAAGCAAACCGGCCATGGTATCTTCGTAGCCATATGCAGAATTTCTGAGGTTCCCCGAAATCACAGCGCCAGTGACAGCATCAATCGTGATCGGAATCTTCGTGGAGTTGTTAGGATAATCAATCGTACCAGTTAATGAAGACAGCGCACCCATAACAGAAACGATGGTGCCTTTGTTAAGGACTACACCTTCCCCCGTGTTAACATCAGTCCAGCATACCGGAAGGAACTTCCATGGCATCCATGAACCTGGGCGAATACCTTCACTGATTTCGATCTCATCCCGCAACGGAGATTTCTTATATCGATCAAGAAGCGCACGCAGCGGCGTTTTTCTCGCATAACCATTGAAACTTAGCATCTTTTTTAACTCCTTTTTGTTACGTTGTCAGACGATACTTTCGTCTGAGTGATTGTACGCTAGCTGGTTGCTTGGCAATGGATTCCGTAAACGGACTGGTATTATCCTTCTGCAAGCTATCAGTTATTGTTTTTGTGACACTACCCGGAGCGACATCGGATATTGTCATGTTGATTACATTAGCAAGTTGTTCGTTAAACTTCTCCATCAACACAGCATAACTGCCGGTTGACAACTCTTCAGATCTTGCCTTTAATTCAGTTTCGGCCTTTTCGCCAGATTCGAATCTTTGAGGAAGCATTGAGATTCCCGCAACGAGTGTAGCAATTTTCTTTATTGCTTCATGCTCTGCTGCTTTCGCTGTCTTTCTAATTCTCGAAATGTCATCACTTAGGGCAGATCCCCATTCGTGGAAAGTGTTCATATTTTTCTCAGACTCTTCCAGCTCTTTTCTAAGTTTCTCTATTGTTTCATTTTTGCTTGCTAATTCAAGAACTCTGTTTGCTTCTGCTTCATTAAATTCTTTCTGCATTGAAGCAATCTGCTCATTAAGTTCTGTGATCTTTGCAATCATTTCTGACATGTTGTCTGGAATATTGCATTCGCCTTCTTTGCTTCCGCATCCTAAACTTTTGGCTTTTCTACTTACACATGCAAGGATCTTTGCCTTAGTAGAGTCGGACAATTTTGCTCTTCCGATCAGTCGTCTAGCGGCAGTGACGTGACTGTTGTGCACGAATATTCCAGCATCTAGAGCAAAGTTTGATGTAAGTGGAACTTCCATATCAAAAGCATCAGCATTACCTATCATCTCTATAGCCGTTATTTTATGGTTAAAGAGTTTCTTTGCCATATGCTCGGTTACATCATATTTTCTCTGTATTTCTGATCTACTGATTTCACCAGCTTCTATTTGCGATTTCAGCTCGTCAATATCCTCTCCATGTGCGGTTATTTTTGCTTTCACTGGATCAGTTTCGAAAGAAAGTCTATCGAACCATTGCTGTATGGTATATCTATCGATATTGTATTTTCTGGATAGTTCAGAATAAGATACACCGTTGCAAAAGTCATTGTATATAATATCAGGTGATATCTCAAATAAATACTCGAAATACTCTGACATAATATTTAATGGTTTCGCGTTAGATGCAAGCTTAATATCCGCTTTCTTAATCCATCTTTTTATCGTAGTTGGATTCACTCTTGCGATCTCTGCAAGGAACTCCAAGGTTACACCAGCAGCCAATGCTGTGACAAAATCAATCAGAGTATACGGAGTTCCAGGTACAATATTGTTGGGATTTGACCAATCGTATATTCTTCTTCCCTTGGAAATAGAATCACTATGTTCCGCAGATTTGATTGGATCATTTAGAATAGTTGTCATTCTATTCTTCATGAATCTTGAAGATATTTCACGTTTTCTGTCCGAAATTTTGTGAGTATTCTTTTTGTTCTTGTTGTGCATGTTAAAATGGTCAGATTTGCTTAGAACTTCAATATTTTCTGGCCTATTATCCTTTTTATTTTCGTTGATGTGGTGCACAACTTCATTTGATCTAACTGTTTTTTTGTTGGTTTCTCTAGAAACCATTCTATGTGTTCTTTCCCAAAAATCATAGTATGGTTGATAAACGTGTTCATATACACCGGTTGTTGACCCACGCATGTTCTCTTTCTTGGTATATAATGGCATCAGCGAATCACCAACTTTGAGTTGATCCGCTCTAACGTATGTCATATCCCTTAGAAGAAATGGGTGGTTTCCAGTGCAGTCAACATGTTTACCGTTATCCAGAGTGATGCGATAAATGGGTTGATCTTTTACAGCCAGCCAAACTTTACTTACCTTTGCTGGTACTATTGATTTTTGATTCAAATCAAACCCGTAAACCCAGAAATCGGATTTTTCAACCAAATCTTTAATCTTTGCAGTTGTTCCATCAAGCAATTTGATCTCAGTGTCACCAGTCAAGCAACAATCCGGCACCGGGAAGCTTCTGTTAGGTCCACAGAATGTAGAACCTTTCAGTTTCTTTCTCTGTTCAGATGACAACTTAGCATCTGCAGATTCTGCTTCAAGGATTTCAGATAACTCGTCATAGATTCGATCTAACTCTTCGGCGATCTGTTTTCTCTCTTCTTCGCTGTATTCCTCCCAGTTCTCTTCCTCTTCCTCAGCATCTATCTGAAATACGGAAGTTACTTCAGAATCAATATGTTCGAAATCGAACTTACCGTCTTCTGTATTAACTGCATCTGATATCTTTATCCCAATTGACTGTAAAAGATCTGCCTCGGCAAATTCCATATTATCAACTTTGGCTTGTGGATCTGCAGGCATATTCACAACCGAAAGTTCTTTGCCTTCGTATTCGCCAATTGTCCAAACACAAATGAGTTTCTTCTCATCTTCACCTTCTCCGACAGTATATTCTTGTCCGCGAATATGAGAACACATTTCGCCATCCTTGCTACTCTTGTTACATATATTACAAGTTACATCACTAGTCCTATACCCTATAGAAACAGTGAGATATCGCTTGTCGAGGAACTTCTGGATAGCATCCGGGTCAGTAATAGCTGCCTTCATCCGAATCCAACCATTGCCTCTATCAGGTTCTTGTTTAGAGTTCGGAACCCATTCTGCTTCCATGATTCTACCAATAGCGTCATACCCACTTGGATCTCCTCCGCCAAACATTCCCGGCCCATCCATGTGGTGCTTGATGACCGGTTTGGGATAAGGTGTAACCCAACTACCAGCAGACACTTTGGCTTTTTCTGAATCATAATACACAAAGTTCTTATTAACTTTGCCCGTATGTGATGCGGCAAAGTTAACAATAAGGACCTTTTTTTGATCAGTATCTTTCATACTGTCAAGATTAGTTTGCATGAAGTCTGCTAACTTAATTGACTCGATTTTCGATACAGACTTGTCCGGGTCTATGTTGTAATTCTCTCTAATTTCTATCACTTGGTTAACCTCCGAATTAACATCTACTTCTCTAGGAATATAGATGTAAGTTGCGAAACTGGCAACTCTCCATCAAAAGAATTTTGTCTAACTTTAGATATTTTTTCTCTTGAGAAGGTCGGTATCCTGTTTCTTATCAGCTCTAAGGTATCAAAAAGTTTGATTTCCTGCTCCATCACTTCTATGGATTTATCCATTTCTGTGTCGAAATTTTGAACTATATTATTACGTATAGGCGTTAGAATGCCAGTCAAAAGCTTACTTAGAAACTCTTTCTCTGATGGTTTAATTGCAATAACCGTATCATCTTCAATGGTTTCAGTATGTGCAATAAACACTATCTGATCTATAAGCTCATCCACAATTGATGAAATGTCAATACCCGGATCAAATATTTTTACTGCAATCTGAGTTAAATCGTTGTGTTTAGATCCGGGTCCGGTCTTCTTTCCATACTGATTCTTAGGTGTAAGCTTCTGGGTGGTTTTTGTGTTTTTGGTTGTCTTTGACCTGGAAATATCTTTCGATGTTGGGTTTCCAACTTCTGTTACTTTAGCTTCTGCTTTGTATCCTTCCAATACTTTCTGGACTTTGTTTACAAAGAATTCGTCTTCATTATCTACAGGATCATCTCCTATGTTCATTAGTGCTCTATCTCTCTGTCTCATATTAGAAGTATACATGGCCATTTCGTGCTGCTCCGATTTAATCTTAGTATCTATGTCGATTTCAGCAGTATATAGAGTTACTTTATTTTCATCTGTTACTTCCCAATTTCCTTCAAGTAGAATATTCTTTAGTTCTTTATTCCACGCATTAATGAATAGCTTCTGATAGTACTTTACAGTGTGAATCACTCCTTCTGATAAAGCGGTTGCTGTTCCGCGATTAGCTGTATCACCTTCCCCGAAATCAAGAGCAGATAACCCGAGTCCAGAAAATAGCCGTTGCTTAAAGTAATCCAGATATTCCCGCACATTCAATGCTTTTCCTTGAGATCCAATCACTTCTACTTTATGGGTCCAAGGTAATACCATGGCCCCATTCTGTGCCATATTAGAGATATTCGAAGACATCTCATCTATTTCTTTTTGCAGCACATTGCGGGAATCTTTATTGCCAATAGTATATACATATAATGGCATACCCTCCTGGAATGAAAGGATTTCAACCAGCTCTTCCATTCTTCTGAGCGCCTGTATATCTGCTATTGATTGATACACGAATGGAGTACCATATATTGATCCCGGAAGCGGACAGTCCTTAATATGCATGATGTTTCTTGGTGGAAAGTCCTGAACTGGATATCCGGGAACTGAGTATACCCATTTCTTTATTGAGCCAGATTCGGATAATTCCGGTTTAATATATACTGGATCTAATACAAAATATCCAGCAACTGGATATCTTACATGTCCAAACGGGTCAGTATATACTCTTCCGCCAGAAGCATTTATGCTTCTTACCTTAAGGATGAACGCATTACCATAGATGAAAAGCGAAATGGCACATTGTACGACAATCATATCAAACGGAGTCGCCTCAACTGTTTCCATCTGTTCGAAGCGTTTTCTGACATACCCAACCGAATTGGGGTTTTTACCGGTAAAAACAAAGTCGTTTCTGGTAAACCGTTCGACGTATTTGCGCACCGCTCTCGAGAAGTAAGCTTCGCTGTTAAACGCCTTCTTTATCGTTCCAAGGTCGAGAGTGGCCAGGTATGAACCAGTAACCAGTCCAAGTCTATCTGAGTTTATCGGTGGTTTTATAACCACTTGTGTTGATCGCAATGGTTTGGTATCCGAATCAGCTGTTTTACTTCTTGGCGGCATTATCACACAACTCCTGCTTGTTGGAGCCCTTTTATAATAGTGACAAGATCATCCTGTGAAATGTTTTTAGCACAAGGACTTATGAGCTTTGCTATACTAAGTATACTATCATCCGTTCTAAAAGAAATACCTGTTGGAGTAACCCCAGTTCTGTTGTTAAGTATTTCTGAAGTTCTTGATGGATTTACTCCTAATCTATGTGTCAGGAGTCTTTCCAACTCTTTATCAGTTGGATACATAGCATCTAAGGTTGCAACCACTTTTGCAGCGGATGCTTCTGGAGATAATATATCATTTTGTTTAGCATACTCAAGTGCTAATTGGTTTACAAGGTTCTTATGAATTTCTGCTGGATTGTCCCCGGCCATTATAGATTGTTCCAACTCTCCGAGAGTTTTCTCGGTTGCTGCATCTATAAGTGCCTTTACTTCTTCATACTTATTGGTATCATGTGTGCTCTTCTGTGCACAGAGTTCCCCGGCAGCTATTGCCCTGGCAACCGCATCCACAAGTTTTAACATTGTATGTATTTTAATCTTCCTTACCACAATAGACATCTTCTCTTCAGACTCATCGTCGTAGTAAGATGTCATTGCGTCTCGAGCTTTCTGGGAAGCTTTTCTGCCAATGTCGGATATCGCCGACATGATAAATTCTTCTAGTTCTGCTGTTTTGAGACATCTGAAAAAGCTTGCTGAACTGGTAACTTCATCTATAACTTTGCGGATAATCGCCATTGCTGAGTTAAGTAAAAAGACAACCAGTGAGTATTTTACCATGTATGCAAGACTTTGTATGGCATTGTTTATTGCCCTGCCAAATGAATCAGCCGCTTTGGTAGAAGCCGTGCCTTCATTGGACTTTGGCATCTTTACTGATACAGGTATTCCAATGTTTACAGCAATGAGGAGTCCTAATTTCAATGCTGGTAGAACTTTACTGAAATGACTGGAGATAACAGTCAAGTCAGAAACTAAGCAGCAAATATCTACTATATCATCCGATATTCCGCGTATAGCCTTGAGGATATTTACCAATTTCTGTCTGTTCTTCCCGAGCTTCTGGTTCTGCAGTATCTCGTTTTCCCAGTAGTCGAGGCTCCGGTTCCATAGAGCAGGGTTCACTATATAGCCAGGATATTGATCACCACCTTTAACATATTGATAAACACCATTTTCCCCACCTAGTCTTTCAAGCTCCGCTATCTTGGCCTCAAGTTCACGTTTACGTTCTGGTGTTGGTTCTGGGGGTCCCGTAAGTTCTCTTCTAAGTGTTGCTATTTCATCAGAGATAGCTTGTTCTACACCTTCGATTTTGAAGTAAGTTGCAAATCCATCAGCTATTGCCACGGCAGGTATAGGTATCTCTTTGCCCATTATCTTGACGGTATTGGCTTGATTAATTGGCCAGTCTTGAGATGCTCCTGCTTCAGCTTCTGCTTTCCAGTACTGTACTTCATCGGACCAAACATGTTGTGCATCGCTTAATGCATTAGACCACGCCGATTGAGATATAGAAGGGTGTCCAACTGTTCTATCCAGATATGCCTGTTCGTTCGAGCGTTCCCCACCAAAAGCTGAGGTCTTAGTTGAAACTACAGTTACACCTGCGTTCGTCCTTATATATCTCTCCTGCGACTCCAACTCCATAAGACGCATCTTGTTATTCCAGGACTCCTCTACTAATTCCGGGATATTTCCATCAAAAGAGTTTGATTCCGCAGTTTTGGATATCTCATCAACGTAATCAAGTAGAGTGACAGATGCCAATACACAGTTCATATTTCCGACTTGATCTTCGTTCATTTCTGGGAATAAATCATCGGGATTATCCTCGGCTATCTGAATTATCAAGGGCTCTTTGAAATACGTGTTCTGGTTATGAATGGTAATTACCACAGGGCTTCCATTCTGAGATATACCCCAAAGACTGCCATCGACTTTCAAATTTTTTGAACTTAATTTATCTGTCCGCCATTTCACTTTGGTTTTCTCTACTTGGCCAGGAAGTGTCAATAATTCGCCAGTTTCGTTAGTGGTATCTTCATTAAAGGTAAAGGCTTTAGCATCATAGTTAAATACCATATTGGTTTGTACTATCCAGCCCTTTGGATACTGTTCACTTAGGTTATCAAAGTCGTCTATTCTAACTCCAGCGCTTTTCATGTAGTTAGGATTGTTTCTATCAAATGAATCTATCTTCTGGCAGTATATAGCATAGCATTCTTCGACATTGGAAGTGGATAATCTTGGATCGGTCATATCGATCTTGCCAGCAAGTTCTCCGTTATCTATTCCCTGTCGAATCGTAGTAAGAGCATCATCATTGCTAACAAATGGTATACCGGTTCTTAATTTAGATGCCACATATGTCATCAACTGTGCTTTATCAAATGGTGGAATCAAAGGATACACCATATCCTTCCAGTCAGTTATATTACTCCCAATCCAGAAGGTATCTCCGAATTTGGTCTCCTTTGGAACCATGAACAAATATTCTGCTATGGTGACAAATTCTGAGACATCCACAGTTGTTGTTTTATAATTTGCGCCCCGTGGGGGCAGATTAAACTGCAGCATCTCGTCCCGTTTATTTTCATGGTATCTGATCCTATCATTAATCTTCCTGACCAGTTTCTTGATGAGCCACTTGAGAGGAGTCTTTTTTAATTTCTCCAAACCCCACTTAAATATCGCATATATCCATATAACTACTTGCTGATACAACATCTTCCACAGATTAGCAGCGACAGATTGTGCTCGAGCTTGTATATATTCCATAGAAGATAATTTCTTCTGAATATCCATAGATATAGTTACTTTGGGAGGTATGGTATCACCAGGGTTAACTTGATCGCATGGATTCCAGTCCACAAGTTCTGATGGAACCTGTGGAGCGCCTAGATCATCCCTATTTGGATCTAGAACATCATCTATATACATTCCCAAGTTCTGCTGAACTGATGCCATAAGAGCAAGCTGTGCTCGCTCTATTTCGTTAGCTGATATCAACCCAGGTTGTCCACCTAGATATCTATTTGCAGCATCTACTGGCCCAGAAACAGTTGGAATCGCTAGCGGTTTAAGTAGTTTTCTTAACTCTTCTGCGATTTGAAGCTCCAGATCTCGCATTTCTACAAAGTGATTAAGCAGATTCAATCTGGCCTTATCATGATCTGTAAGAGATCGTATGTCACTGATACCATCGTCGGTAAATACTGGTTCTTCCTCTACGAAGTCAATAGTATTCTTGATATCACGAGGTACGAACTTTGGGATTTTGTCAGTATTTAAATCAGTATACATTATTATATAGATCTCCAACCAAATTTGGTTACTCCGCGAATGCCACGTTTGAATGGTACACTCATTATCGGTTCTACCCTTCTTGATGGTTCATCTGCTAGCGATTCATTACTTGAAAATGAATACTGCATCCCAAGTTGAGATGCGATTGACTCTATTCCTAGTGGTTGGTTTTTGTCTCTATCTATTTGTCTAGACACGATTCCAGGAATAAGTCTTGTATCCCCCGGAATTTGCTCTCTTATGGCGTTTGCCCAGTTATAACTTGTGGGTTTAATATACTGGTTAGACGTGTCTTGGATATCTCGATACTTGTCGAGGAACCCAAACAGTGCAAGAATATAAGCTATAAGACTATGGTCATTTGTTAAATCTGTATAAGTTGGATGCCCATTTGCGCTTATCTTCTCTCTGTAGAAGTTGCGCATTTGACCTATTAGCCCATCTTTATGGTCTTCAGATTTGGGAAGAATCAATCTTCCGTTCTCTAAGAACGCCGCCGCGTGATTTACCAAATAAGGCTTCATGAAAGTCCTTATGGTTTCACCGGTTAGAATATTCTTGTACTCTATCTGTTTCTGGAACTCTACAAATACTGTCCTATTACCTATATCTGTATTACCTATTTCGGGATTGGGATATAAAGTCCATTCATGTAAAAATTCCTGTATTGCTGAACCGTAGCCCTGATCCGCATATATCCATGCGCAGTTGTACATCCTATCCAGTTCAACTATGGTCTTAGCCGCAACTCTTTGGGCAAGAACATCTGACTTGATAACATCTTTATGTATGAGTCTAAATCTACCAAACTCTGGGTCATTCATATCATTGATTTGTTCTACTATAAGAAGATGTGCCCCTATCTTAGCTCCATTGGAATCCACCCCCATGATTCTAATATTAAGGTCATTTGGGGTGCCCTTGTTTATCTCGTAGTTCTGTGTAATATGTGGATCGTCGAGGAATCTGTTCTGGAATATTGCAACTACTTCTTCACCGAATTGAGCTAAGTATTCTCTAGTATACGCATCTTCTGTGCCAGATTGCTGTCTAGCAGAATACTCATCAGATCTGCTCATTGGCAAACCATGTTCTTGGCAATATGCAATGGATAACCAGCCAGGAACAACATGTGATGGAAAGTAATATTCTGTCCAACCGTCGTCTGGAACATTATAGTTTACTTCTTCTATTATATTCTCATAATTATCGTCATAATGCACTTTGTTTCTGGCATTCATACACGTTCTATAGAACAGTTCTCTTTTGCCCGTAGGGGTGGAAGACATGATCAATGTTGCTGTTTTTCCGGTAATTTGATCTCTCGTGCTGGCAATAGGCATGATGGAGTTCTCTAGCGCATCCTTACCTATTAAGTCAGCTTCGTCTATGATTAGAAGATCAGCCGACTGGCCTCTAACCATATCGCCGGTAGCGGATTTACCGACACCGCCCACAAATCCTCTGATAGAAGATCCATTAGATAGATTATATCTGAAATATGGCGTCTTTGTTTTAGAGACAAAAGATTTCTGTAATTCGCTATTAGCCCCTACGAGACTGTTGATCTTATCGAAGATTTCCATTACATGCGGCGCTCTTCCAGAAACTATGATAATCGTCTGATTAGCTTTTGTTGCCGCCCACCATATAGATAGCCCGGCAAGTGTGGTAGACTTACCAGTTCGCCTTCCCCAGCGAAATACTGCTTTCTTTCCTTTGTCTTTAAATCTCATACCAGCGATCTGATATTCATATAGTTTAAGTGGTCTCTCTGGGTGATTAGGGTTTACAAGGAAAGTTTCGCACCATGTGGGTGCGTCTTCTACTGCACTTATTCCACCCGATTCTATCTCTTGTTGTTTCTCAAGAAAGACTTTCTTGAATGCTTGTTTAGCGATTGGGGGCAGCTCTTTTACTTCTAGTTGCTCTAGAGCTATAATGTCCATCTCTCTAAATTGGGATACCCATTCTATGAATGTGTTACTATTCATGTCCATGTAACCTCGCGGCTTCATTTCCATATTCAGATGTAAATGAGCTGACTCTTGCGTGTTACATGGACATGAATA